GCTGGTAGAAAATAAAGTTTGCTCCCACTTCCATTCAAAACCTTCACACGCTCCACCTCTTGCGCTTCTTTTAACTCTCATTTTTACTTCAATAATTGAGCCTGCAGGTATATCGTAATTAGTAGTTGTTTGAGGTGGACCCGCATCAGTTGTAAACAATGGGTATCTTACTCCGTGCTTACAAGTTCCATCATCTCCAGTACCTGTTACTTTTTTCAATCCATTATCTATTACTGCATCAGGTGGAATATTAACATTAAAACCAGAAGGTTTTATTTCCATATACAAACCAGGTAATTGATTTGTGTTTACACCCATACCCTGAGCATTAGATAAAAAGTCTCTTGCTTGTGCTTCTACATTTAAAACTTTGGCTTTAACTACTTCAGTTATAGGACCACCAACATCTGTTTTTACTATTAAAGTGTCACCTGTTTTAACTTTATTTTGGTTATCACCTTCAAGTTTAAAATATGTAACTTGTGAGGTTTGAACTGTATAATAAAAATTAGAGAATATAGTTTCGTAACTACCCTTACTTGGCTTTACAACAAACTTATATCGCTGAGCCCAAGAAGGCGCATAGTTTTCGACGGTAGCTTTGATACTATTAAGAGTTATACTGTTTGCCGTTGGAATACTAATGGTATTAAAATTAGAAGTTAAAACTGTAGAAGCTCTACCATATTCATCTAAGTAAACAATACCAGTTGCAAAATCTCTATTACTATGTAATGAACCTGTGTCTGCTTCAGAAGTAAACACCACATCAGCATTAGTAATTCTAAAATACTCATATAAGTCTGTCTGATTTACAACTGGTGGACCAGCAGAACCAGCACTTATATATTTCATTGCAATTACTTGTAGTCCTATTATATTACTACCTGGTGTTGTTGATATAGGCCAACCTTGTAGTGCGGTTGAACTTGTTACCCCACTTAATTCTTTTGTAAAAGTACATATCTGAGAAGGTACCTGTAGGTCATTATTAAACCTATCAGTCAAGGAACCCCCTTGTGATGAGGTAGCTATGGGTTGAAAGTTTACACCCTCTTGCGTTCCTATTGCATTTTGAAAATCAGGACCAATAGCAAAATCATAAACAGAAGCATAGTCTTGAGTTAAAATAATCTGAAGTTCAAATGTTACTACACCATTAGTAAATAAATTGTTATCTATAAAACATTGTTCCGCTGTTGTTCCTCCTATAGATGAGTGTTCTATTTGTACACTTATATTAACCGATGACCCTTGCTTGAGCTGTGTTGCAATTGCAGATAAATCAATATTTACTTTTGCATTAGTTGCTGTTACTGTGTTTGCTGGGTCAATCGTATAGTTAACACCATTAACAATATTTACAGAATCAATTGCAGTAAAATCCACATTTTCACTAATCAACTCCGTGCTATAATTCATAGCAATTTTTTGTCCCAATTCATTTGTAATATTATATCCGTCTGTGTAGTTTCCATAGATAAGACGATTACCCATTAAAGTTAATGCTTGTGCTTTTCGTGGGACATTATCATATAGTCTTCCTAACTCATCAGTTCCTAATACAGAATATATTTTACTATTGTTAAACTGGAAAGTGTGAACTGAATTATCAGCCCAACCGTTTTCTAACTTGTTAAATCTTTCAATTACATATACGTTATTGGTGTTTGTATCTTTAAATAATAAATCAACTTCTTTTACTCTTTCACTACCAGTACTAAAAGAAACATTAACAGCATTGAATCTGTTTTTCATTCCTTCGTTGTTGTAATTTTTTACACTAAATTTAAACGCAGATGTAGCAAAAGCAGGTAGTGAAAATAAAGACATAGCACTGTATTCATTATTAGCATATCTATATCTATAAGCAAAACATAAGAATCTATCTTCTATATAATTTTCTGAACCAGGTAATGTTAGCCCTACAAATGTAGGAGCTGGTAAAGGAATATCAGCTACAGGTGTCACTCCAGGTTCGAACTCGTAACCAGGTGGTTTTACTATTACAAGTAAATCCTCTTCTACTATCTGGTCTACACCACCAACAGGGAAGTCATAAGAATGTGTTACGTTTATTTTTCTTGGTTGATTTTTGTTGTCAGTAAAAAATAACAAGTCTTCTATTTTTTCCACACCTGTTATTAAAAACTCTGGGTCAAAAGATAATACGTTAAATGTAATTACATGATATCTTAATGTATCATCATTAGTATTGTAAGATAAAATTAAGTCAAGCTTTGTTCCATTACCTGAATAATTATTGTCATGAACAAACCAGTATAAAGTTTCATTTGCGCTATCTTCATAAGCACCTATACATACTGCGGTAGGAGAAACAGGGACACCATTAAAGCCTAACGTTGTAAGCTGTGTGTTTCCTCTACTGTTTTCTACAGCTCCTATTTCAGTAGTTTCTGTAGAACCGAGTCTTACGTTCATTGCATCAACGTATTCTCCTGGTGGAAGAAGTCTCTCATCCACGGACTTATTCATTCGTCCTTTAATAAAATTCGTGGTTACTATTGGCATACTACTTTATCCATTTATCCTGACCTCTTAAGTTCATTAAGAGACGACCTGCTATTCAAAATGGCGTATTTAATATATGCGTAGATATATTCTTCAAATAATTTATTTACACTAACTCGCGCATCATTTCCACCCTCCATTCCATCAGATACATATTCTAATACAACAGATGCGTCACCACCTAACGAGCTAAAATTAATTACTCCTCCTCTTTTATCTATAGTAAATGTAGGATTTACATTAGCAGTCTCAGTGTTTAAACCAAACCTTGCACCGACAGAATAATCAAAATACCAACAGCCATCAACACATGTTCCTTCACAATTATGAAACATGCTATTGCTGTTTAGATAAATACCCACTCTACCTCTGCTTAAATCTACTTGTGAATCCTGTGGGCTTAAAGCATTACCATTTTGGTCAAACAATATACGGTCTTGATTATCTTGAAGATATGCTGAACTCCAATTAGTCTGTATATTTTCGCTCATTGGATATAATACTCCATTTCTGAATTGAGATATTCTTACCCAATTTACATAATCAGATGGTAAAATAAACCTTGAGTTATTACCTACATCTAATTGTAATATTTTTATTTCTTTCATTGCATCGTAATTCAATTCTTGAATACCACGCTTGGCATGAAATAATATTTGATATCTGTTAATATTGTTAATCAATTCATGATTACCTTGATACATCAACATAAAATTATTTACTATATCCTGTAAAGAAATATATTGATATGACCCCCAGTTAGCATCTTCAGGAGAGTTACCGTTGTTAGTGTAATATTGATATTGATTTATGTATGTCATCTTAGCTTGTTTCTTGTGTATCTGTTAATTCTTCTGTTTGTCCAAATTTATATACCATGTCCTCTCTAATTTCAATACCTATGTACTGACAAATCTTTGCCACTAAATTTGGCTCGTCAGACGCAGGTAATTCAAAACTTTGATAATCTGCTGCAGCTGGATTAAATATAGGGTCTTGTCCAGATGTAGTTAGATAAGTCCAGTTAGGAGCGACAGGATACCTAATATACTGCGCTTGTAATGCTCCGCCTTGTATTATAGTATTAGGGTATACTGATATGGTATTACCTAATACACCAGGAGTTGCGTTAGAACTTGCACCACCTAAAACATACGCTGGGTATTGTGTAGTTGGGTAAGTTAAATTAGAACTTGTTAAGTAAAATAATTTATTTTGATTAACTCTTTCTACTTCAGTTATATTGTATTGGTCATAAACACTGTATGTATCACCTTGAATAAATATGTTTGCACTAATAACTAAAGTTGTATCATTAGTTATTTCTGTTATATAAGCAAATGTATTATCAGTAGTATTAGTTATTACATCGCCTACTACAACAGAAGAAGTAAAAGTTTGGTTTGCATCTATAAGTTGGTTTACAGCAGCACCAGTTGTTGTACCTGCTACTTTTAAAGTGGGGTAATAAAATATTTTATTTACTAAATAATAATCAGCAGGTAAAGTGTAGAGGTTGTTTAAACCAGGGTTAGGTTGAGCTAAATATGCTGTTGCTGAAAAAGTATCTATAACTTCTTCTAAATTTTTTATTACATCTGCATAACCCGTTCCTGAAGTTCTTGCATTCTCTCTATTAATCCAGTTATTGTATTGATAAAAGTAATCTTCAAATAAATCCATTTGAGCTTGTAAGCAATACAAATTAAAATCCTGTGGAGAGATATAACCATAATTATTTTTATTGGCTATAGCCAAAACTGTATTTCGTACGGAGTTAATCATAGGGTAATCTTTCTACAAATATAAGCAAAAAAAAAGAGGGTAATTTTTTTTACCCCCTTTCACTAAATAATAATGAGCTTCTAATTAAGCTACTGCGATACCGCTTACCGCTTTAGGTAATGCGTCACACTGATACTTAACTTGATGCCATGGTTGTTGCTGCGCTAAAACAATAGAGTCTTGTATATAGTCTCTCATAGTTTCAACGTTTGCACCTAACGCTGCATGCGTAATAGTTACTACTTTAGCAGATGCGTAAGTAATAACAACAGTAGTTGTAGACGCTTGTTCTAAAAGAATAACGTTATCAGCACTAACCAATTGGTTTTGCTCATCAGTTACAGGGATTGATAAAAATTTTGCCATGTTAATAAAAATTTTATGGTTAAACAATACTGCAAAGATACAAAAGCTTATTTATCTTTTTTAAGCTTTTTGGATAACAACTTATATGTCTCTACACCATCATCACTTTGAAAATATGATGCTACAATATAGTAATGGTCTTCACCAAAAGGTACAGATAATAATTTGTTTTTGTTTTTAGGAAGATTGAAAAATACATCTTTACCATTGTTCTTTAAAATCAACCAAGCGTTATTAAAAAACTGTACTACATCACCATATAAATTCAACATAGGGTCGTTTACAGTCTCTAAGAAATCTTCAGGATTACTTTTTGCATATAACAGTACGTCTCTTTTTAATTCAGAAGTTGTCAGTCTATCTGCTGCTCCTCCCATTAAAACTCTACTTACTGTAATTAACTCTTCTCCACTAAGACCTTTTGCAAGTATTTGTGCATCTAATCCCATTTCAACAAAAGCTAATTGTTCTGCAGCGTCCTTCTCATTATTTATTTCTTCAAACACTTTTCCATTTGATGGGTGGTGATATAAGAACTTTTGAAGAGCTTGGTTGGCTCTTGGTACAGACAACATACCGTCCTCAAACATTATTGGTTCTAATACTGCATTTCCATCTTGTTCGTCTTCAAATGGAGACTTTTGATTTCTTGCATAACGAAGAGGTCTATTGATTCCTTTCTCTTCATCAAACCATAATAGTGGGGACCTGTTAGTGTGTCTTGAAGCTAACATATAAGTTAGCGGTATTTGCCTCATTAATAATCTATAGGCTTTATCGGAATATTTATCTTTTACTTTTTTCATTGTATTTAAATTTAATTTGATTAATAAAAATATAAGGGGAGGAGTAACCCTCCCCTAATATTGGTTTACTTCTTATTAGTTTTGGAATAAGAAGAAGTTGTTTGCACCTAATACACAAACTGCTCTTTCAGATAAGAAATTAACTTCCATTGCATCTAAAGAAGAAGTTCTCGCACCACCAGCAGAACCAGTAATCCAAGTTTTATATCTTCTGTCTTCAGCTTCTGAAGCTCTATATCTTACATGTAAGAATGGTCTCTTAGCGTTTTTACCAAGTATTTGGTCATAAACTGAAGTAGAACCAGCTGGAACTAATAGTCCATTGATACCACCTGCTACTAATCCACCTCTCATAGTTGGGTCATTTAGGTATTTCCAGTCAGACTTATAAAAGTCATAACCTCTTCTAAATCCAGAGAACATCTCTTCATCATTGTCAAATAGACCGTAAGACGTACCACCTGCTCCATAAGAGTTTTGTGCAGCTAACATGTCATCAATGTCAAATGAGAAGTTTCTGTTTACGAAAAGAACGTTCTCTTCGATTGCACCTTGCTTGTCTAATCTTTGAATGATAGAGTCAAAGTCCGCTAATGTTGTTGGGTTACCACCACCATAAACGTTTCCTCTTGCTCCTACCTCAAAGAATACACCTTTAGAACCACTTAATCCAGCAACAGAGTTACCAGCACCAGATGCTTGTAGGTAATCACCTGCACCAGAAGCTGCTTCTGCTGGAACTGCTTCTACTAAAGCTGTTTCCATGTAGTCTTCAAATCTTAGTCTTGTGTCGTGCTCAGACTTTAGATACCATAAGTATCCACTTACTCCGTCTTCTCCACTTACTTCAACCCAACCAATTTGAGCCATATCAGAACCTGATACAGAATACTTATCCTTAAGGATAATTGGTTTGTTGTCGAAGAAGAAATCGTCAGCTTCTAATGAACCTTCCATTCCTGCAGTTCCTTTTGCAAATTCAGAACCGTAAATGAAAACATCACATGCTGTTGCAGCCGCCATAGCTTGTCCAGCTGCTTCATAATAAGCTACTGTAAAAGTATTTGGGTTTGCATTAGTTGGTCCAGCTGTTACAATCGCTTTGTTTTGTAAAGTTGAACCTGGAGTGTTGTCTGAAATCATTACAGTTTGACCTACTCTAATAACGTTCTTAGCGTCTCTCGCTGTGTTAGGGTTAGCTAACGCTGGATTGAAGTTAGTAATGTTATTTGGAATTGTCCAAACTGCACCTGCGTCTGTACCTGCAGCTGCTGCTGAAGTACATCCTTTGGCTCCTACCATTCGTAGGAACGAGCTAATGCTTCTATTACCATATCTTTCAAATTCTTTCTCGTAAGTATCTGGTAGATACTGATTCAAGAAATCAAAATCTTTGATATAATTCGTTTCAACAGGAACCTGTTGAGCCGATGGTTGTAAGTCGAAGCCTGGGCTTGGGTTTACTGGCATAATCGTATAATTTTAATTTGTTAAACTTTTTTAATACTTCTAATTTTGAGCCCTCTACCACTTGAAGTATCGCCTACTGCTTTTATTTTCAAACTATTTTTCGTGCTAAGTTGCGGGGCTCTACGAACATCCATATTGATATTCTTAGACTTTTTTGCTACATCATCTACTGTTGCAGCAACACCCTGCTCATAAAAGAACTGTGCAAACTTTTCTGGATTCATTGCTATTGACATAGCTTTATGATATCCTCTGGCATCTTTCATAAGTCCATTCTCATCATTATATTTTGAGATGAAATTATTAAAATCCATTTGCTTGTTCTTTAATTCCTCAGCAGTACCTGGTTTATAGAGAATTGATTTATCGTCACCAACGCTAAATTCAAAACCTTTGAACTCATCGTTAAACACATTATTAGTGCGTTCCTCAAAATTCTTTCTCATAAGCTGTACGCTTTCCTTCTGCGTGTTAGATTGCTCTAACATTGTCTTGTAAGCATTAAGATTGTTTTCTTGTTCATCAGATAATCCACCCCCACTTGACTCAAGAGGAATTTTATATTTATCTTTCTGTTCTTTAAAAAACTTTCTCATCAAGACCTTCTTCTTGAACACTAATGTAATCAGCTAAAACAGAATCTTCGTCCATGTCATCGTAGTTCTTTTGCAATTTGTAAAAGTCTTCGATACCACGGCCTGTTTCTTTCTTATAATCAAAATATAACTTAACATCTTCAGGTAATTCAGGATTTGATTCTTTCGTTTCAAATAATTCTTCAACTGAGTTAATGTCTTTGTTATATCTATCTTTAATAAAATTAAGAACATTTTCGTCATTTAACTCTGACGAGGGAGTTTTATCTTCAACAGGTGGAGTCTCCTCTACCTTTGTTTCCTTTTCTACTTTCGATGTTTCTACCTTTTCAGGTTTCTCATCGACTGGTTCGTTACCTTGTTGAGCCTCATGCTTTTGTAACAATTGCTCTTCTATTTCGGCTTTTGATTTTTGAGTGTTGCCTTCCACTGCTTTTACTTGTATTTTCATTAGATTAAATTTTTAACAAAATTAAACAATAATTTTAAACCTTTTTTAGGCGTTATTTAGGTGATTATAAAGGTCTTGTCCCAACCTTTCACCTATGTCTTTATCTGATTTATAATGCACTCTTGCTACTATTCTACTGTTAGAAACATGCGCTGCTACATCTGTAAATTCTTTTTTCATTTCAGGATACATGTCTGATAAAACCAAAGATATTAGTTTACTTTGAGCAGAATGGCCTGATGGAAACGCAGGTGTTTGTGCACTACTCATCTTGTGATACAATAAATCAATACCAAATTTTTTAGCTAACACATTTGGTCTTGGTCTATCGTGATAATTTTTTATACGCAATATTACATCTTTAGATTTAGCTATTAAAGTATTTACTAAATCAGAAGGATATTTTCTTTTTCTATTTACAAAGAGTTGTTTAAACGCTGCGTGAATATTGTCATATTTGTCAGCATAAGGAACATCCATCTTCTGAACTTGTAATGATTTTATTTCATTCAAAGTTTTCATACTCATGTCAGACGGGTATTTTATATGCTTGTATTTAGTGATGTTAAAGTCATCAAACATAAAAACTTATTTAGGTCCAAACTCTGCTAAATCAAAACCATCTAAAGAATCTTCGTTAGATTCAAATTTTATTGCTGGTAGATTTCTTTTTCTTTGCTCAATAAGTTTAGATTGTTGAGTATTAGCTTGACTAATTCTATCTGACTTACCTTTTTCTTTTGCTTTTTCTCTTTGGTCAATTTGAGATTGTTCTATACCTTTTAACTGCATGTTGTAAGCAAACTCAGTTTCCATCAGCTGTGACTTTAACATAGCTTCATTTTTCATCTTTTCAATTTCCATTGCAATCTCAGCTTGTTTAATCTGCATTTTAGATTGAGTTTCTAATTGTATTCTTTGCTGTTCTTGTTGAGCAGCCATCATCGCTTGTTGTTGTGCCATCTCAGCCTGAGCAGCTTGTTGCATTTGTGCTTGCTGCTGCTCCATTTGAGCTTTCTTTTTACGTTTAGTTTTTAGTAATTGATTAGCTAATTTAAGATTATGTATTTCTCTAATATCTAAAGCATCTTCTAAATTAATATCCTGTTTAGATAAAGCCATTTGAATATTAGCTTCTAACATAGCTCTTTCTTCTTCATCTGGAGCTAACTCTAAAAATATACCAAAACTATATAAGTATAAGTTTTTAATATCTTGGAGTAGGTTTAAATTATACTTACCTATCTGCATAGCAAACTGGTTTTTAAACTCAGAGTATTCTAAAACATCAGCTGTTCTTAAGACTATACCTTCTGCTAATCTTCTTGTAATATATAGACTTGCATTTAATATATGTCTTGTAGCTGTATTAGAATTTAAAGCTGCTAATTTTTGAACACCAACTAATGCGTCTGGATTAGGAGTAGAACCGTCACGAGCTTCATTTAATCCTGTTACAGTTCTTATCATATCTAAATAGTGATTGTAGTTAGCAATAAGCATTTGCATTTTTGCTCCACCACTATTAGAAGTTAATTGAGTTATAGGAACTTTAGCGTTGTTAAATTCACCATCTTGAGTAAAACTTCTACCTACTACACTACCAGTTTGAAAATAAAGCCTTAGAGCATCTTCAGGATTATAAGCATTACCTGTACCTAAATCAACTTCATTAAGTCCGTCAGCGTCTATAAAAACACCATCTGGGACCATTCTGGATATTACTTGCTGTAGCTTTAAATGAGTTACTTGAATTAAATCAGCAAAAGGAATCATTCTTCTAACTAAAGATTCATACATTCCCTTATATAATCTTGGAGCACAAGCTACATAATTAGGTAAAGCGTTTTGACTTGCAGCTTTTGGTCTAACCATATTTTCTGCAAGCTCCCATTTTAATAAAATGTTTGTACCCATTACCATTATTCCATCATACCATACTTCAATTTTTTTAGTAACCTTTTCAAACTTTCCTTCAGCCATCATTTCTTCTGGCGGGTTAAAGCTATCATCTTTTTCAACTACTTTAAATGTGCCGTCAGCCATTTCTTTTTTCTTGTAAACAAAAGTGTGAGTAGTCTTGTAGTTAAAATAAAGTAAAGTACAAGTGTCTCTATAGAATAAAGAGTTCTCATAGTACTGTGCATTGTTATAATAATTATACCAAGATTGACTATACTTAGCTATCTCTTCCATATCTTCATTAGTGATATCAGGATTTATTTTTACAAGCTCAGCCATAGGTATGGTCTTTAGCTCACCCCAATAAAAACAATCTTTAAAGTATGGGTCTTCAGTATAACTATATACTACATTAGCAGGGTCAACATAACTAACTTCTATACCTTGTCCTGGTAAAAACTGATGTTTAGTCATACCAACACCTATAGTCATTATATCATAGTCAACTCTTTTACGAATATCTTTATAATGGTTTTGATTTAATACAGTATCAATAGCTTCTTCTGCTGCAATTTCTACAGCAGGCTTATATTTCATTTGCATGTATAACTCCAGTTCTTCATCATTTTCTGGAAGTTCTTCTTCGTTTGTTTGAAAAACATTTAAATCAAAATCTTCTTCGATTTGTTGAAAGAGTGGTCGAGCAACCATTTCTCCTTCTATCTTTTTTTGAAAGGAATCTCTTTTCTCTGCAGACATTGCGTCTTCTGCAAACGCATTTATTTTGAACAGCCTATCATTTAATCCATTTACAACTATGTCCACAAACTTAGGAATAATAGGAACTGGTGTCCAATCTAAGTTAAGATATGATAAATCTCCATCAATAGCTATTTCGTTTTTATACTTTTGAACTGATTGTTCACCACGAGCATATAAACGCAATCTATTAAACTCTCCCCATTGATTTAAATATCTACAGGAACCGTTATCTTTTCTAAACCACTCATATTGAATAGCCTGTCCTACTTGCAGTCCGTACTCTAAAGTATCCTTTTGAGCATCAGAAGCAAACTCATCTGGAAACGCAGCTGCTTTTAAGTTAATTTCTACTTGTTTCATTTATTAATAATTCGACTAACTTTTTCGCTGTTGTTATATCTTGCAAAGTTAATGCTAATTTTTGTTTTTTCTTTAGTCGGTGTATATAAGTGTTTTTGGTTAGCCATTATTGCTAAACCAGAGCTTATTGAAGCATCAAACTTAGTTCTATTACTTATATCAAACTTAGCCCAATCCTCTAATGTTCTTTGAAAATACATGTCACCCATATCACCTTCAACTCTATGCACGCCATCTGAATCTATACCTATATATTTTTCAATATAAGATTCTATTGCAGACGCGTGTGATTGTTTAACATCCTCTGATGTATTTGGTATACCCCCTAATTCTCTTTCAGATTTAGAAAGTTTATTGTAAGTTTTATCAGGTCTGTTTAAACAAAACCCTCTATACCCTCTATTTTTAAAATGATAAAGGAGTCGAGGTTTATTATTTTCACATAATATAGGCATGCCATAAAACACACATGCCATTAATACTTCCTCAAAAAATATTTCTGCTGTTTGTGGTCGAGCTATGTATTCTAAAAAGAAATGATTACTTGGCATTTCTTCCATACTAAACTTTGTTAAACCATGCAAAGAACCGTTTGACCCTTTGCCTACCACGACACCAGATATATCATAAGAGTCGCAACCAAATGAACCTAAATGTTCATTACCAGGAAAGAATCTACCGTTCTTTCTTATAATGTTATTTTGAAGTGAGCGTTTAGGTATGTAAGTTACAAAAAATCTTCCTCTTTTGTTTGGAGTCCAAACTACCTTAGTATCTTTTATTCCATTTTCCCAACTAAATGAACCCTGAGTTATAAAATGTTCTTTTATAATACTATCATTGTAATCTATTTGCTGATAAATCTTTGTTAAATTAAATATAGATTGTTTGCTTTCATCTCTGAAAGCATGTGATTCAGAACGAGGAAACTGACGGTAATATTCATTTAAAGCGTCAGGGTCATGCTTTAAAGAAACAACTTCATTTTCCCAGTAGTTAACTGCACCCTGATATATATACTCATCATCAATACCTACCACTTCTTGCTTTGGATTTTCTAAAACAGGCATACCATATCTATCTATAAATCCTTCCATATTCCATTCCATTGGAACAAATAAAGAATATAACCCACTTTTAGTTTGACCATTAGCATTTCTAACTTCACAATTAGAATCATTGTATAAGTTTTTAAAGTTTCTACCACCTTTATCTAATGCGTTAGATGTAGAACCCATCATACATTTACCAATAATTTTACTTCCTAACCTCAAACATGTTTTTGTAACACGCCAATTGTTTAAAATATTTTCTGGTTTTTCCCACTTACCACTTTCATCATGTATTAGTAGTTGTAGTTTTTCTCCATCATAACTATTATCAGAAGTGTTTTTCCAATCTATTGTTGTATCTAATCCTTCTAACACTTCTTCTTCTACATTAAACATATTTTTTTTTGTAATCTTAGAAGCAGGAACACGATAAGCTAATTCTGTTTTTGGTTTATCCATACCATCTTGTATGGGTTTAAAAAAGAAAGGATAGTTGTTAGAAATAGGAACTATCTTGTCTGTAAACATTTTTTTTGCATCACTACCTGTTTTAGATAATATACCTATTCTGGCATTTTTAGTAATAGTACCAGTATTTACTCCTTCACAAGAACTCATAAAAGAAAAACCTGAACGCCTTATTTTTAAATAGCACATTCCAAAACTTCTTTTGTCTGCCTTACATGCTTCCCAGAATAAATAAAATATTCTATTTGCTTCTCTAAAATCTGGATGACCTACATCTATTTTAGTCCATTGTAAATACATATAATGTGTACCTGTAATGTATGTAGGTTTACCATTGTTCATAAACCAAAAGCCCTGCTCTCTTCTATTAAACTCTTCTTCTATATAATCAATCCATTGATTTTTAAAATTAGAAGGAGCTTCATGCCATTGAAATATAGTAGATATTCTTTTTAACACAGGAGGTATTTCTTTTACCTCCCAGTACTGTTCAGCTTTTTTATCAGAACGTTTAAACACTTTCTTGGGTACAGCTGGTAGTGCTATTCTTAAACCTGATACATGAATTATCTCACCAATAGTTCCATCTTTTGATATAATAACTATATCATATTTTTCATCATACCCATACCTCCATGTTCTCGCTTTGTTTTTACGAGATATTATGTTTGAAGGCACTAAACCTTTACATAAATCATAAATATTATTTTGAGTTCCTTTCTGCAAAGCCTTTAGGTAAGTTATTGGTTTTTATTTCTACTCCATCAAGTTTATCTCTTTCTTCATCTATTCTTTTTAAAATTTCAAAAGCATCGAATATGGCAAGCTTTTTGGTAGCGGCTGCATTCTTTAATCTATCAGCTGCTAATTCATCGTCAGGGTCTGGTTTTATAATTTTTTCTTTTGCCACATCAATTAATTCTTTTACGGCTTTTTCACCAGCATTTATAATTTCTAATTTAATTGCTTTTGTATCCATTTTTTAAAGTTATATTACTTGTATACATACGATAAAGTTTTTCATCATCTATATTGAATTCATATTCACTATTAGGTTGAAATGATATTCTATCACCAGGATAAACATTTAACTTCTCTAATTGTTTGTTTCCATACTTAAGTATACCCCACAATGGTTCTTCTTCTTCAGAAACATCTATATATTTTTTTTCAATAGGTATAGGTTTTACAAAACAATACTTGTCATGACTATACCACTTACCATCTTGTTTATACATGTAGAATTGAAAGTCATCTACTAAAAATAAATCATCTATCAACCAGCTTCTTCCACTTTTTTGTCTTCCATAAATATCGTTATAATATTTAAATACATTATGATGCACTACAAGAGTGTCTCCTTTTTTAATATTTCCATTATAATTTATAGGTGTATTTATTACTGTAGCGAATCGAGTTGAAACTGTATGGTCTTCTTCTGATGTACTGGTGAAAAACTTTTTATCACCATAATATTTTATATTATCGTAACGCCTATCATTATAAGGTTTTACTATAAAACAAAAAGGTGATTGCATTAAAAATGAATATTAAATTCTAATGATATAGGTAAAGTGTTTTTAAATTCTTTCCAAAGTAAAACTTCGTCTCCTTTTATAATCCAAATTTTATAAGAATCATGAGTGTGGTCATGTTGAATTAAATGTATTTGGTATTTGCCACCTAATACATCTTGACCTGTTATGTAGTGCATAGCTCCAGACTTATAGTCTGCTCCTATGGAAATCTTTCTTATGTCCATTTAATTTAATTTAAAAAGTTGGGTCTACATCTAATACTCTGTATAGAATATTAAAGTATGCCGTGCCATTACCTGCAGATACAGTTTGACCAGTTGCCGCTTCCATTACCAAGCCAGCATTTACAGGAGTATTATAAAAAGTTCCCGCTGTATTACCTAAATGTAAGACAGTGTCTGTTGCCATGTTAAACCCTGGATAGCTACCACCACTTGGTACTACAGTGATTCCACTTGCAGAACCATCTATTAGTATATTGGAGGGTAAATTAAAATTATAAGCTACACTCCCTGCATCCATGTAAAACATTATCTCTAATATGTTTAGTATTTTACCCGCTCCTGGAGCAGGCACTAAAGTTACTGGAGTTGATGGAAGTGCTAATAATGAAGCCGAATTAACAGTAGTGTGTTGAGTCCTAATATCTGATGTAATAATAGATTGTATTTGACTAAGCGTTGCTGTTTTAGTTTTTAACTCATTTTCTGCATCAGTTAATACTAAATAGTCAGCTGAATCTATATTTGCTCCGATATTTGGATACGCACTCGTGTTACTTATTTTCGCCATTTTCTACTGGTGTTTCTGGGTCTTTAACTTCTCCAGTTCTTAAATCAATAATTGCGTTCTCACCGTATTCTTTAATCAATTCTTTTTCTAAATCATTAAACTGACCTTGAATTGCTTCTACAGCAGGTACAGTATTGAATAAACCTATTACGGTGTCAGCAATTTTAATTTTAGCTTGTAAAAACTTTTGATTTAATTCCTGAACTTTTTTTAATTCTTCGTCTTTTAATTTTTTGTTTGCCATTATATTAAATTTAATTTGTTAAACATTATACAAATATAGGTATTTTATTTTTGATTATGGTGGAGATACAGGTGTTCCAATAACAGTGCCTATGTCACCACTTGCCACATCTATAACATTCTGTATCTTAGTGTTTACCACATCAATAACATCTTCACTGTATCCTTCGTCATAAGTTATAACTAAACGTATTGGGTATGTAGAGTTTTTAAATCTTGCGCCTGACTGAAATGTGGTATTAAGAGTAGGTGCTGAGCCATCATAATCATAGCTTTTATTTATAAGAGCTACATTTAAATACCCATTAGAGTTCATGTCATTTATACCAGCAGTATTTATAATAAACTGATTTGGTGATGAAGTGCTTGTGCCCCAAGTAGCAATAGAGCTTTGAGAGTAAGGTTGACTAAAATCTAAATCATTATACATAGCATTAGTCAGTGTTGTTGTACCACCACTTCCTCCCCATGCTGTAGACTCAACTATAAAAGCATCACTTGTAGTGTTTAAATAACCATATACTTGTAATGTTGCTGCAGTTATAGTGCCTGGCACTGATGATACATCAAAAAACAAAAATGTTCTGTAAATACTTCCACTTACACCACTTCTACCAAAAGCGTGAGACGCTCTAAATGCTTGTTGTTGACTTGTTGCGCTGGTAAAAGTAGTAGCAGTAGTTCCAGTGCTCGCGTTTCTTATATCAGTGAGCCAGTTACTTATATTAAACTGAAAGTTTCCTATTCTTCCTTGTAGACCTGCGGTGACGTTTGTTGTTGCCATAATTAATATTCTTTTTGTGGAAGATAATACACATTTTTAATATAATAATTATTTTCAGGTGGAGTTATATCTATGTGTTCATAAACCACATCTTCAATTCCAAAACTATTGTCGGCTTCTGTTTTACCATTCCACCATGTTGCAACTCCACCTTCTTTTACCAAACTTGGTAGGTGACCTCCAAAAGAATCAACATCTTCATCACCATAAGTATCATAAAATACACCATCATATTCTGATAACTCTGATAGTTTATCTATCCAAGAGCCTTCAATGATAGTTACATTACTTTTTCCTTCAGCCCATTGTTTTGCTTTTGCAATTATTTGTGGATGGTTTTCAATTATAGTATGTGAAGCTGGATTGTTTTGTTGAATGTAGTTTGCACTTATGCCCATACCAAAACCAATCTCTAATATATCCCCTCCATTGCTACATACATAATCTGCATGTTTTTTCATAAGACCATCTTCCCAATCCATCATAACTTGTTGTTCTTCATTAGCCTCATCTATGAAGTAAATTTTATTTTCTTCAAATATTAATGTTCTATCAATATAGTTCATACTTAGTTATTTTGTACCCAAGTGTTATCAGGGCAAAAGTAAATGTTATTAGTGTCAACTGCATAACCCACTACTCTTGCATAAGAGTTTGTAGCTGAAGGCGTTGTAGTTGTCATGGAACCAGCAGAAGAAGAAATGTATAATGGAGCTCCTATAGCAAATCCATGTGATGCTTTTGTAATTATTCCTTGCAACAACATACCATTACTTGAACTTGTACCAGTTGCTACCGCTAATAATTTTTTACTATTGGAACTTGTATTTGAAACAGAAGTCCAAGTTGTATTAGTGTTTAAACAATAAACAAGCCCTGCAGTTACAGATGTAGTACCTAATTTTATTGTATTACCATTAGCTTGTCCTGTACTTGAGCTTGAGTGACTATATTCTATATGAGTATCAACACCCATGTTTACGACTCCAGTACTCGGGAAATAGACATCGTTAGAATTTAAATATATTTCTGAGTCCAACAGCTGAATGTTGGTACCACCCATAACATTTAAATTTAATGTATCGATAGCATCATTTAGGTCAGCATCACCTATTGAAAATACACCACTATTCAATTTAATATTTGAGTTAACAGTAGAGCCATCCATATATATATCACCACCTCCTACACTTAAATCACCATTCATAGACAATGTGTTAGTAGATGAGTTGTAACTAAATCCGCTATCAGTAGTTAGATTTGAAGCAGAATTGAAAAAAGCAACTCTTGTAGAAACTCCTGAACCTGTTATAGTACCAGTATTTGTTGTATAACCAGCTCCATTAGTTAGCTGATTATTATTAGTAATGCCATTGGTTATAGTTATTGTGTTTCCAGTAACCGATGTGCTAATATTTGTTCCACCTCCAATATTGACTGTTTCTCCATTAGTTACTGTGGCTGTAGTTCCTGAATCGGCAGAAAGGTCCCAACTACTCATAGAACCACTTCCAGTTCCTGCACCAATTAATGTTCTCACTTCTGCCGCTGTAATTCCTGTATTTAAAGAAGGAGTTGAGCCATTAGATAAAATAGCTGGAGTACCAGTGTCGTTTACAACACCCAAGTTTGTTCTTGCACCAGCCGCGGTTGAAGCTCCAGTACCACCATTAGCCACAGATAAATCAGCTCCACTCCAGTCATCATTACTAATAGAAAGTGTGCCGCCTAATGTCAAATCACCACTGGTTGTTACTGTACCAGTTAATGTAAGTCCATTTTTACTTCCAGTTCCACTAACAGAAGTTACGGTACCACCACTATTACTGTCAGGTAATGTAATAGCCATTACATAAGGGTCAGCTGATGTTCCTGTTCCAGACAAATTTGTTCCTGCAGTACCAGTTGCGGCTGTGAATTTTAAATATTTATTTGTACCTCCACTAAGAGTTTTATCATCGTTATCATCATCTCTTACTACCCAACCAGTAAATGTTTCTGGTACATTTGGAGAAGTATTAGTTATAGTAATTGTACCACTTGATGTAATAGGATTAGTTCCTGCTAAAGATATTCCAGTTCCCGCGGCTAATGTAACAGAGGTTACTGTACCACTGGTTGAGCTTGTACCTGCGCCTATTAAGCTTCTTATCTCAGCACCAGTTACACCAGTTGCTAATGTAGGTGTACCACCTCCAGAAAATATCCCTGGCTCTGCAAAAGTTGTATATCCAGGACCATTTGTTAATTGATTTAAGTTAGTTATATCATTTGTTATAGTAACTGTACCTCCACTTTCTGCTGTAGTTATGTTTGTTCCTCCCGCTATTGTAGCTGTATCGGCATTTGAAATTGCTGTTGAACCAGAGTCACCCGCTAAAGTCCAAGAAGACATACTTCCTGAGCCAGTGCCAGCACCAATATCACTACGCACTTGAGCTGCAGTTCTTGTTTCAACTACACCACTATTACTTACTAAAAACAATGATGCGGCAGAGCCCATGGCACCTAAAGTATATAGTGTCATTCCATTTACATCCCATCTCACTCTTTCAGTACCACCCGACGAAAGTGATACTTGATTAGTCCCTGGGCTAAACAATCCAGTGTCTGTATCCACAGCTCCAGTTCCACTTCTATTACCAAAATTTACACCTGGTGTTGCTGCACTTCCTGGCGTTATTCTAAGATTACAATCATTAGTTGCTGTTGCACCTGTAAATGAATGAGTGTTAATCCCTGATATAGCTTGAATATTAAAAGGGTAAAGTGTTGTTGCTGAGTTACCTCCTTGATAAAAAGTACCACTGGTTGATTCAAATAATCTTGAGTCACCTATTTGTGAACCTGATGTAAATTTAGGTATCCTGTTCGCTGAACCTGAACCAATAATTGTACCATTACCAGTACCAGCTCCTATTAAGCTTCTTACTTCTGCTCCAGTAATGCCTGTGTTTAAACTTGGTGTAGAACCATTAGATAATATAGCTGGTGTTCCTGTATCATTAACCACACCTAAATTAGTTCTTGCATCAGCAGCATTTGAAGCTCCAGTTCCACCGTTAGCTACCGATAAATCTGCTCCAGACCAGTCATCATTACTTATAGAAAGTGTACCACCTAATGTTAAGTCTCCACTGCTTGTAACTGTGCCACTTAATGTTATACCATTAACACTGCCAGTTCCGCTTACAGATGTTACAGAACCACTGCCAGTTCCTGCTCCAATATCACTTCTTACTTCCGCACCAGTTCTAAAATCTACATTACCCGAAGAATCTAATACTAAAAACTTATCCGTATCTGTACCAGCATTTACTACTGAACCTAAATTAAGAGTAGGACTAACATCAACACTATTAGTATCAATAAATATTCGAGTAACTCCTGAAGTAACAAGGGATATTTTATCAGTTCCTAATGTAGAACCAGTACCAAATACAACTGCTGCAGGGGCTGTGCCTGTCTCACTTGTATTGACTATACCTTTGACCATAATATAGCCATTAACTGATAATTTTGAATTACCTGTTAGATAGTCTGAATCTGCAGTTGAACCAATATTTACTCTGTCTACACTTAGTAATTCATCAATAGACTGGTCCGCTAAAAATCGAATCGGCATATTAAATTAAATTTAAGACACCTTCGTAATCAATATTCTTATATCGTTTGCTGATGGTGCTGTTGTAAAATCTACTGTTACTTGGTTCACAGTATTTCTTGTCACATCTGCATAAACAGTATCATAAGAACTGTTGTCATACAGCTGAACCATTACATCTCTGGTTCCCAAGTTGTGAGTTACCGCTATTGAAGTTGCTCCTCCAATATCGGCCGTATATTGTTCGTTAGACGCAATACATGTGCTAACTGCTGTACAGAAATCAGAAACCTGAGATGCTGTAATGTCAATGTCTTGTTGACTTAGCGAAGTTAATAAACCTTTTGCAGTTACAGTAGCAGAAAGTGATTTACTTGCACTACCATAAGAACCTGCACTTACGCCTGTGTTATCTAAAGTTACCCAACCATTAGCTGTAACACCGAAGTTACCACTGTCAAATCCAGCTACACCTTTTTGTGTTGCGCCATCAGATGCTCCTGCTCCAGCTATATTTTCATCTTG